ATAAATATATGGAGATTTTTTAAGATATACTAGCAGTACAAAGTTCTTTTTTATTTTTAAAAGGACAATACATGCAATTCCATTTTGATGGGTTTGGTTCAAATACTTTATCTTTATATGAACCATCATGGTTAAATACTTCTTCTATAAATGAATTAATAGTGTTAGTTGCTTTACCCATTTTAATTTTACCGCTAGCAGGAGTGTATTCTTGAATCCTAGATATTGGAAATGGTGATTCTTCCCATATTTTTCTTTTAACAATAAAAAATTCTATTTCAATATTGTCTTCAGGTACTCCAAATTGTTTACTATAAAACTTTTTATAAAGGACTAATTGGAGTTGTTTAGTTTCATCTTTTTTAGTTTTATCATCCCAACCGCTTCTAGATGTTTTAATATCTATAATTTTAAAAGTATTAGTTGGTTCATGATACAAAACAACATCCAAGTAGCCTTTATATAAGATAGTTCTAAATTCAGAATGAGGATTAAGTAATAGAGGTACTTCACAGCCCACTAAAAACCATCCTTGTTTACCAAAATACCCACTTCGTTTTTTCTTTACAAAATTTAAAATAGCTAAACCATCTTCATAAAACTCTCTCATTTCAACAGGATCACTAAAATGAACATTTTTATTAGATTTATAATCTTTTAAATATGTTTCTCTAAAGCGTTCCTCAAAATATTCTTCTAAATTAATTCGGTCCGCTTCAGCACCACTAATATTGTATATAGTTGTTATATAGTGTTGTATAACCTCATGTAGTGCAGTTCCGAATGTCATATGAATAGACTGTTCAGATGTATAATAACCGTCTCTATATTGTAAAGACCATTTACGAGGGCAAGACAAAAACATAGACATTTGACTATAGGAAATTGCTTTTTCAGTAGCATAATTAATTTCCTTTAGAGTATGTTGTTTGATTTGTTTTACAATTGCAGGTATTTTTTTCTTTTTACTCAAAACTTATTTTTTACCTTTAAGCATCTGGATTGTTTTCTCTAGATATAGAGCTAAATCCATTGCTTCTTCTTTAGCATGTTGTAGATAGTCTAATACAGATAAATCTGTTCTATCTAAAGTATTGTTATACTTGTTTTTACCCATCTCAGCCCTTTTAATATGCTCATCAATAACTGAGTCTACAATTGAGTCTGTTTCAATTATGGTTCTTGTTTTTGGATGTTCTCCTCTAAAACCTAAATCACTGTTTTTTGTCATTGGATTTCTTTTAATAACTTTTTAATTTCTTTTTCATCAATTCCTGATTTTTCAAGAATGTATTCTACTCCTTCTTTTTTAAGAATGTATAAATAATCCTCAGCCTCACCTAATGATATAGTGTAAAAATTAGCTACATGTTGTAGTAGTGAGTTGCTAGGCTTCTTTTTTGAAGCTTTGATGTATTTGAGGAAGACATTCTTTTTAGGTAACATAGAACAATAGTATTTATAAGTTTTTTCTTTATCAGGGTAGGGTATTCTTTGGCCAAAATTTGCAACCTCAGTGTATCCTTCATACATACTTACAAATCTATGAACCATATAAGAGTTAAATGACTCTTGCTGGTCTTCCGTAAAAGAAGACCAGGACGTTTTATTAGTGGTGATTTCTTTTAACCAATCAAATATCGTCACCGCCGTATTCTTTTCTTAATTCCTTAGGCAATGCTTCAAGTAAAATTTCTCCACTTTCTACATCATAAAATACAGGAATAGGAATAAGAGCATCTTCATCAGCGCCTACTACAAAACGAGATACTTTTCGAAGGATAACTCCTTGACTCCAAATTTTACCACCTGATGGTGTTTCCATTGATGTTGTCTTAGACAAATCAAAATTAAGGTTCATTTGATTATTTTTCATTTTCTTTATGTTTTTTCCATTCTAAATAAAATCCTACAGCAACTAAGGTATTCATTCCAAATGATGCTATAATTTCTTTAATATCATCATACACATTCATAGTTAGGTGAACATGACCTACCATCCAAAAAGGAACAGATAAGTTACTTGCTACCCAAAGTATAAAAAAGTGGATGAATTTTTTCATATTACTCTTTTACTTAAAATTAATGATAAAATTCTAGATATCAAAGCCATAATGTTTATTTCTTTATCAATTCTAAAATTAGCATGGTATTGATATTCTTCAATATGAATAATAACTTCACCCATACTTGTAGGAGCATATTTATCTACATTATCAAATAAAAATCTAAATAATTCTTCAAAATCATTAACACTAGAATCAGCTATAATCTGTCTAATGTTATTAAATGACTTAGCTGTTGGTTTGCATAATTCCATGAGTACTTGATTTTTGTAGTTACTAGACACTAATATGTTTTTATCAATGACTACCTCCTCACCTGTTACACCCATTTGAAGTGTATTAAGCATTTTACGTAGATCAGGATAAAATTGATTAATAACTAGTTTTAAGTCCTCAGCTCCCATCCCAACATTCTCTTTTTTAAGAATGTCTATAATATGATAAGCAATATCTTGTTTTGATGGAGGTACAATTTTAAGTACCTGGCAGCGTGATTGAAGAGGATCAATAATACGCTCAACATAATTACAAGTTAAGATAAATCTTGTAGTACGGGCAAATGTTTCAATAATGTTTCTTAATGATGCTTGTGCTTGGATTGTAAGAAAATCTGCTTCATCCAAGATAACAACTTTAAGAGGTTTAAACGAGGCCACAGATGAGAAGCCCTGGACCTTATCCCTAATAGTATCAATACCACGCTCATCGGAAGCGTTAATATAGAGATAATCGCAATTGAGATTATTAACAATAAGTTTAGCAAGAGTAGTTTTACCGGTACCAGCAGGGCCGTAGAAAATAAAATTTTGAATATCATTCTGTTCTAGGTACTTTGAAATAGTACCTTTAATTTGTTCATTTCCTACATATGTAGAAAGATTTTGAGAACGATATTTCTCAACCCAAAGTGTATGTTGCTTAGAACTCATAGTCTCCGTATATTGAATATTTTTTAGGTTCTGGTTCTTTAACTTCTACTTCATTGTTGAAAATACCATAAAGTTTTCCTTGAGCCAAATCTAAACGAAATGCTTGAGGTTTTGTAACTACGGCTTGATAATAAGCTTCTAATGCTTCTGTTAAACCATTTTGAACAGTATTAACATGCATTACTTGCCAACGATCACCAGGAGGGACACGTTGAGCAAATTCAATTAATTTTTCTTGTATTTCTGTTTTGCTCATAACTTAATTTGATCTTGAAAATATGGAATTAAACTCTCAATAGGATAGTTTATGTAAGTATGACCTGCTGTGGCCATACCTACATAAATCCTATCAGTACCAGGAATAAAATACAACGCTTTAACAGTAAGTAATTGACCGTCAATAGTAATAAGTTTTCCAATTAATGATACTGCGTCTTGCATAATCGTTAATTTACATCATTCCCATCATATTGCCAAACCCTTCATCACCTTTCTTTTCTTCTGGTTTGTCAACAATAACAGCTTCTGTTAATAAGATAGTACCAGCTACTGAAGCTGCATTTTCAAGTGCTGTACGAGTTACTTTAGCTGGATCAATTACTCCAATTTCTCTCATGTCATGAAAATCTTCATCAAACAAATTGAATCCGTACCAATAATCACCTCCTGTTGCTCCTGATAATGCGTTGTAAATGTCTTCTAATTCATAACCAGCATTAGATAAAATTTTCTTAAATGGTTCAGCACAAACATTATAAACAATTCTACCACCAATACTATTAAGATCACTAATACCATTTCGAGCATGTAACAAAGCCATTCCACCACCAGGTACAATACCTTCTTCTAAAGCAGCTTTAGTTGCTTGAAGAGCATCATCTACTCGATCTTTCTTTTCTTTCATTTCGGCTTCAGTAAACCCACCAACGTGAACAACTGCTACACCACCAATAAACTTAGCCAAACGTTCTTGCAACTTTTCTTTTTCATATGGTGAAATTGCTTTTTCAATTTGATTGTGAAGTTCTTCAATACGGTCTGTGATTTTGTCTGACTCACCTTTACCATCTACAATAGTAGTTTCATCTTTACCTACAGTCACAACACGAGCTTGACCAAACCAATCCCAACTAAACTTATCCAACTTCATACCTTTTTCAGTACTGAATACTTGTCCACCAGTCAAGATAGCAATGTCTTCAAGAATTAGTTTACGACGGTCTCCAAAATCAGGAGCCTTAACAGCTACAACTTTCAAAATACCTCTTGCTTTGTTTACAATCAAAGTAGCAAG